ACACAATATGTTCCTATGAAATCATTATCATCTTGCATGAAAGAAGTAAGATTGCTGAAGAAAAAAAATACAGAATTTGTTAAAGATGCTTTTTGTGGACCAGGAATTGTACATATAGAGGACGGCGAAGTAATTTCTCTTCACAATGAAATACCACCAGGTGCTACAATGGTTAAAAAAGAAATAGACGCAGCAGCATTTGAGCGGTGGTCACTAAGAGCAAAAGCGAAGTGGGATTAATGGAACCAGTAACTATAGTATATATATTTTTTGGAACTTTATGGGTAGTGGGGGCTATCACTTATTTACAATGATAAAAATATGGTTGTTGTATTTAATAATATCAATGCCGAACATGCCTTCAGTAAGAACAAATTCTTTGTTATATGTAACAGAAGATAAATGCATGCAAGCATTAAGTAATTATTTAAATTTATATAACTCTAAATCATCTGAATATAAAAAAAATTTAGTAACTACTGGATATTGTCTTCCTTTTAATTCTTTTCCTATAAAAGGTCTTAATAATTTTGATTTGTAAAAAAAATCATCTCTCACATACCTTTTAAATTAATAAAACATAGTGTGTTAGGGGCAACATACCTAAAAAATACTTTTTTGCTCTCACGGGTTAAAAATCAAGGTTTAAATTGATTTTGACTAAAATACTTTTTATTAATACTTTTATATAACTTTTTTAACTTATTTTTATACTCTGGGTCTTCTGCGTATACTGTCAGAGTATCAATTAGCTCATCTATATCAACTTCGTCTACTATGTATTGATTTAATCGTGTCTCACGATACAATTCATAATGATGTGATGTATTTAATAAATTAATATAATCATCGACCGACATACATCGACTATCATACTTTCGTAATGCAATACCATTTTTAGATAAGATGTGTGATTCACTTAAATCTGTTTGACGAATGCCATAATAATTTTTTGCTTCTTTTGCAAAACGTGATTCCCCCCAATTAGATTCTAACGCAGCTTGTGCAACACTTAATAAAACAGGCAATCGTTCTGGTCCTTCCCAATATTCATTAATATATATTGTACACTCGGCTATACCATAAACAAATTCTTCTCTTTCTGTATATTCAAAAGTAAAATTTTCAATAAATGGAAAGCACATTAACATTAATGTTGCACAAATTTCTTTCACTACATTACTCCAATCGAATGTGAATAGTCTAACCTAAAAAAGTCTGTACTTTTACAAGAACCACAAAATCTGTCAAAACGACTATATATAATAAACTTTTCTTTACATAGGTTACAATTACTTGTTCCTATTTTTTTAAAATATCCAGTAGTTTTAGGTATACCTTTACTTTTGTTTCTTTTTCTTTTTATTCTCATTTCTTTTTTTCCTTTTCTTTGGTTCTTTGACCAATTTCATCCAGTCCAACCTAGGACCGAAATAAATACTTTTAACTTTATTACCTAACCAATCGTGACTCCAAAACCATTGCCATACATGTTTTAGATTAGCCACTTTTTTAAATCCTCTCCTAACACTTGTGTGGCAATATTTATTTTACCACGTAATGATTTTACAATCTGCTCGTCTACAGTTTTTTCAGCAATTAAATCTATATAAGTTACTTTAGATGTCTGTCCTATGCGATGAGCTCTATCTTCTGATTGTAACCTAACTTCTAAATCATAGCTATTGCTATAATAGATAACAGTATGGCTGGCAGTAAGAGTAAGACCATACCCTCCGGTTTTTGGATTAGATACCAAGTAACGTAAATCAGAATTTTTGTCCTGGAAATCAGATATAATTTGATCCCTGTCAGCCATATGTGTGTCACCATATAAGCTCGCAGTGCTTTCCGCACCATATTTCTTCTGAAGAGTTCTTGTAATATTTTGTATATCATACCTATAATTTGCCCATATAATAATTTTGTCATTTGTTTCCTCCAATATATTTAATAATTCTGACAGCCTATTACTTTTTAATTCTTTTACTTTACCGTCATCAGTAGTTACATGCCCACAAGTTATTTGATGTAACCGCATAATTTGTGTTAAAGCAGAAAAAGCTGTCATTGTTCCGTCTGCTAATTCAGCTATAGCAAATTTTTTCATTTCATAATAAGCTTTTAATTGTTCTGGCGTTAATGTTACTATTCTTTTCATGTACACTTTATCAGGAAGATCTAAACAATCTTCTTTTAAAACACGCGAAGAAAATTTTTCAAGTTTTTTATTAAGTTCATCAAGTCTAATATATTTAATTACATGGCTGTAAGAGTGTGCTCCACCCGCAGCTCTTCTATTAGCCATTAAAGCGTATCGTGTTTTAAATGTCCAATACGAAGAAAAATCTAATAAGTCTGGATCTAAAAAATAACATTGTGTGTATAAATCTAGTGGACTTTTTGTAACAGGAGACCCAGTTAATATTCGCCTGTATTTAGCCAAAGATCTTAACTTTAAAACATTTTTAGTTCTCGAAGCTGTTGGTGCTTTTATAGTTGTAGACTCATCTATTGCCATTAAAGAACGATGTCCTAATAAAAATTTATAAGCAAATTCATATCCCTTTGTTGTACTAAAAGCTTCTATGTTCATTAAAAAAATAGTTAAGTTATCATTAATCACGAACAACGAATCTAATGCAGCTTGTTCTTTTTTATTAGGTGTAGGCGTCCAACATACAATGTTGGCATTAATATGTTCAGGTANATGAATAGGTAGTTCTTGATTTTTCCAGTTATGATATACACCTTTTGGTGCAATAANTAANGCAGAATCTATATGACCTTTNTCATANAGCATTGCAATATTATCAATACATACTTTAGTTTTNCCTGTTCCCATTTCCATAAAATAGGCAAAATCAGTTTTATTCCAAGAACAACCTANAGCTTTTAATTGATGCTCGTAAGGCTCCGTTTTAAATCTATAATCCATAATTTTCTACTTTCTAAAATTCCCATATATCACTTGCGAAATAAAAATCAAGTGATATATGTAAAAATAGAAGGAAAGAAATATGACAGTATATGTAGTACAAGAAATGCCTAACAGAGATATTCTTAGTGCAGAAAAATATGGCGAGTTAGTGCCAATTTTACCACCTGGCTATCAATTAATATTAAGCCCCGCACCAACAGTAGCAAAAATAAAAAGAGTTTTAAAAGATTTTAACGACGAAGATTATTTATTATTGATGGGGGATCCTTCTCTTATTGGTGTAGCATGTTCTGTTGCAGCAAAACATAATATAAATAAATATAAAGTCTTGAAATGGGATAGGGAAAGGCGTAAATACTATCCGTTAGAAATAGACATCAATTAAAAGGAGAATTAAGAATGACATCATTTGATCCAAAAGACATTGCAGAACAATTAGAAAAAGACCAACATTTTTTTGGTCAAGTTGACGATAAATCTCTCAAAGCTCTCAGTGAAAAATGTTCTAAGTTAGAAGCTGTACAGATTAAAATCGATCAACAAGAACAAGACATTAAATCATTAAAAGAGCAAGAGCGCAAGATTTCTGAGGAAGAAATTCCATCATTTTTACAAGAAAAAGGCTTGACAAGTTTGACGCTAAACAACGGAACTGTTGTTAATGTAGTCGAAGATATTAAGCCATATATAAAGGTTGATAACAGAGAATTCTGTCATAACTGGTTGAGAAATAACGATTTTGGTGATTTAATTAAGAACGATGTATCAGTTAGTTTTGGTAGAGGTGAAGACTCTGAAGCTGCAACTGTTAAATCATATATAGAAGGTTTAGGTTTGATTCCGTTACAAAAAGAATCTGTACATTATCAAACTTTAAAAGCATTCGTCACAGAACAACACAAAAAAGGTGTTAGCCTGCCAGACGAATTTGGTGTGCACGTAGCCAATAAAACAAAACTCGTGCGAAAAAGAAAATAATTTAATACTGGAGGTATTATGACTAAGACTAAAGNAAATACTAATAATGTAGTTAGTATAGAAGACAAGNTNCCTGTTGAAATGTCAATCATGGAACAGGACGCTCACGCAGGTCTAGAGGGTATAACTCAAGAAGATTTAGCCACTCCTAGACTAAAAATATTAATGCAACTTTCTCCTGAACTAGAGGAAAATAAAGAAGCTCGTGCAGGTATGGTAATGAATACTGTAACGGGTGATATGTATGATGGTGAAAAAGGTATTATTGTTGTGCCTGTTGCATACAATAGACAATATGTTGAATGGTCAGACAGAGGACAGAGCTCAGGAGCTCCTGTTAATGTATATGACGCCGATAGTGATATACTATCTAAAACAACAAGAGATCAAGGAAACAAAGATAGATTAGATAATGGTAATTATGTTGATGTAAATGCCAATCATTTTATTTTGTACTTTGACAGAGAGGGTAATCCTCAACCTGCTTTAGTAACAATGAAAAGCACTCAACTCAAAAAAAGTAGACGTTGGAATTCAATGATGTTGAATTTAAAAATACAAGGATCAAAAGGACCTTTTACTCCTCCGTCTTATAGTCACACATACAGATTAAAAGTTGTTAAAGAAAAAAATGATTTAGGAACTTGGTATGGTTGGGACGTTGAACGAGTTGGACCTGTTGAATCTAAAAATGTTTACGAAATGGCAAAGACTTTTGCTAGTAGTGTTAAGGCTGGTGAGGTAAAAGCTAAACCAGATCAAGATGCTCAAAAACAAAATGTGCCGTTTTAATAAAGAAGTCATAGGGCCAGGAACATCCTGGCCTTGTAAACACATGGGAAGAATAGAGAATGCAGCAATACGACGTATCAACATTTAAAAAAATATTTAAAGGACTTGACCGTGCTTACGGACAGTATCGCAGTGGTGATACAAAAAGAAATGGTAAGCAAGGAGGACAAGCATACATTGTAAAAAACAATGTAACAGATCAATTATGGAAAGATCATTTAGAAGGTAAGGATCCAAGTTTAGGAATTATTCCTATCATGGATGATAATAAATGTCATTGGGGGTGTATTGATGTTGATTCTTATCCGTTAGATCATAAAAAAATAATACAAGACATAGAATTAAAAAAACTACCATTGATTGTTTTTCGATCTAAAAGTGGTGGAGCTCATATATTTTTATTTACAACAGAACCTGTTACAGCAAAATTATTACGTGAAAAATTAATGGATATTGCGTCTGTTATTGGTTACGCTAATTGTGAAATATTTCCTAAACAAGAAGAGATACGAGCCGANAGAGGAGACACAGGAAANTTTTTAAACTTACCTTATTTTGAAGGNNACGAANGTAATCGTTACGCTTTNAATTCAGAAGGANAATCTTTTAGTCTTAATGAATTTTTTGACAAGTATTCTAAGACAGCTTTAACTGCANCTCAGTTAGAAAATTTACAAATTATAAAAGAACCAGATCAAGAATCTTTTGATGGTCCTCCTTGTTTAGAAAATCTTATGTCTAAAGGTATACCAGAAGGAGGCAGGGACAATACATTATATCAATATGCTGTATATGCGAAGAAAAAACATCCAGACAATTGGAAAGAAAAGATAGATACATTTAATCATAAGTATATGGACAGGCCCCTGGGCTCAGCGCAAGTACAAAAAACAATTAATCAACATGAAAAAAAAGATTACCAGTTTAAATGTAAAGACCAGCCTATGTGTTCAGTATGTAATTCAGGTTTATGTCGTTCACGCCAATATGGTATTGGTCAAAGTTTTTCTTATGATTTTGATAGTTTATCTAAGTATGAATCAGATGAGCCTATATGGTTTTTAAATGTTGGCGGTAAAAGATTGTATTTAAACACAGACTCTTTATATGATCAGACAAAGTTTGCTAAAGCATGTATGGAACAATTAACTATATTAATGGCACCTGTCAGTAAGCGTGATTGGATTGCCCGTATACAAGCGCTATTAGCAACAGCAGAGACAATTGAAATGCCTAACGAGATACGAAAAGTAGGTCAATTTGATAGTCACTTAGAATCATTTATTTTAGAGCAGGACGAAGCTGCAGAGATTGATGAAGTATTAATAGGCAAAGCGTTTAAAGATGATGGAAAGATTTTTTTTAAGCTTAAACCTTTAATAGATTATTTAAATAAAAAAAGATTCACGAATTTTACAGAAACGCAAATGGGAGCTCGGATCAGGGACCTTGGTGGAGACTCAACTAAACGTCGTATTCGTGAAGATAAAAAACTTATTCATCTTTGGTATGTTCCAGAGAATTTTGCCGAACGAGACGAGAAAGAATTTAAAACACCAGACATGAAAGAACAGGTACCATTCGCATGACAATAAGAAGTAAAGACGGATTACGAACTGTAAATATGTATCCACTAAATTGTAGAGAAATAGTTTTTAAATATAATAATCAATATCAAGAAAAATATGTTTGGCCAGATGGAGATTTATTATCTCCGTCCCGTGTATTTGATGGAACATCAGATAAATCAGGACTAGATAGATGGAGAAAAAAAGTTGGTGACGAAGAGGCTGATCGTATTATAGAGGAATCTAAAAGCATTGGTACAAGCATGCATCAATATTTAGAAAATTCTATTTTAAAATTTGCTAATGTTAAATATCAAAATCTTCCTCCGATAGTTAATCCTGCTTTTCATCCTTATCACGACATGGCTAATAAATTAGGAGCAGTTATTTTAGAACAAGGATTAAAAAATAGATTAGAAGAAATATGGGGATTAGAAGCTCATGTATATTATGAACATTTTTATCGAGGAATCATTGATTGTATTGGTATTTATGAAGGAGAACCATGTATTGTTGATTTTAAACAAAAAAGAAAAATGCCTCAACGCCAGTACATTGAAGATTATTTTATGCAGGTAGCGGCTTATGGAATTTGTCATAACTCTATGGTGGGAACTAAAATAAAAAAAGGCGTTATTTTAATTGTAGACAGACAATTTAATTTTAAAAAGTTTGTTGTAGAGGGGGATGAATGGAAACATTATTGCCGTGAGTTTTGTAAAAAGTTAGAAGAATTTATTTATATTGATGTTGAAAGAAAAACAGAGGCAGCAAAAGCAGCAAAACTTCGTATGTTTACATTAGAAAGATTAAAAAGAGCCTATGACAACTAAAATTATATTAGGACCACCAGGCACAGGTAAAACAGAATATTTGTTGCGCCGTGTAGAAGATGAATTGGGTAATGATATAAAACCACAAGAGATAGGATATTTTTCTTACACAAAAAAAGCTGCAAGAGAAGCGAAAGACAGAGCTATAATTAAATTTCCTCATCTTGATAAAAAAGATTTTCGATACTTTAGAACACTACATAGTTTAGCATTCCAGGAATTAGGTATTTCTACAAAAGATGTTATGCGTGATGTTCATTATAAAGAGTTATCAAAACTTCTTGGAATCAAATTAAAAAATACAACTAAAAGATCAAACGATGGTTTGGCAATACAAGACGAGCCTTACTCACAGATTATAGATCTTGCACGTGTTCGTAATGTTAGTTTACGTGAACAGTTTCACATATCAGGTCATTTAGATAATGGCTGGTCAAAGTTAAAGTATATTGCTGACGGTATTGCTGATTATAAAAAAGAAAGAAACTTATATGAATTTACAGACATGATTATAGAATTTAATAGAAGAGAAGAGTGTCCTGAATTAAAAGTTTTAATTATTGACGAAGCACAAGACCTTGCTCCTATACAATGGACAATGGTAAAAAAACTTATTGCGTATGCTAATCGCACTTATATTGCAGGTGACGACGATCAATCTATTTACAGATGGGCAGGTGTTGATCCTGATGATTTAATTAATTTAGAAGGTGAGCGATATATTTTAGATCAATCTTGGCGTGTACCTCGTAAAATTCACGATGCGGCAACAACATTAATTAAAAGAGTAAAGAATAGAATACCAAAAATATGGAATTCTAAAAGTGAAGAAGGTGTTATTCAATATCACAACACCCCTTTTGATTCTGTTAATATGGCAGAAGGCGAATGGCTTATTTTAGGGCGTGATCGGTATACACTTGATCGTATTGAAACTGAAATGAAAACAAAAGGATTATTTTTTGCTCGTTTACATAAAGGTGAAGCTGTCCCATCGGTTAGTCAAAAAAAATTAAATGCGATTAATGCGTGGACAGATCTTACACTGCGCAATAAAGATTTAGAGTTAGAACGTGTTCGAACAATTTATCATTATTTACATGTTAACGAGGATGTTAAACATGGTTTTAAAACTATGCCGAATGCGTCTGATGACATTATGTATAGTTATGAACTCTTACAAAAAGAATATGGATTACTTGTACCAAAAGATAAGATTTGGCATAAAGTATTAGACTTTCCGTTATCAGAAAAAGTTTATATTATTTCGTTGTTGCGTCGTAAAGTAAACCTGAACCACGCACCACGGATCACGTTATCAACTATTCATGGATCAAAAGGAGGAGAAGCTGACAATGTTATGTTGCTTACAGAACTGCCTCGAGTAATTGATGATAACTATTATAAAAACAAAGATGACGAACGGCGGGTATTCTATGTGGGGATGACACGTGCAAAAAAAGAGTTACATATTGTACGCTCTCAAACTGAACGAGAATTCAAGGAGATTTTTCATTAATGGTAGACATAACAAAACAAACATTATTAAAAACACTCGAAGCCGTAACAGGTAAACGAGAAGAAGATTACGGAGATAAATTAAAAAATCATCAGAACATCGCAGACTTGTGGAGTATTTATTTAAAAAGAAAAATAACTGCTCATGACGTTGCGATTTGCATGGCTTTGTTAAAGATTGCGCGTATCATGCACTCCCATCATGAGGACGCGTATATTGATTTAGCAGGCTATGCTGCCATTGCTCGAGAAATTGATATAGAAGGGAAGTTAAAAAAATGACACAAATCCCTTTATTTCAACCTCCAAGCGAATGGCTTCCTCCTGAGACTATACCTGATTTGCAAAACGCCAGTCAGATTGCAATTGACCTTGAGACTTATGATCCAGGGATCAAGGACATCGGACCTGGTTGGGCTACTGGTAACGGTAGAATTATAGGTGTAGCAATCGCCGTTGATGGATGGCATGGGTATTTTCCTATTGCTCATCCTGGCGGCGGAAACTTTGATGAAAAAATATTTAAACGACAATTAAAAAAAATATTAGATTTACCTTGTGATAAAATATTTCATAACGCTACTTACGATGTAGGATGGTTAAAACAATGGGGACTAGAAGTTAAAGGTCGTATTATTGACACAATGATAGCAGCTCCGTTGATTGATGAAAATCGTTTTCGTTATTCTTTAAATGCACTTGGTAAAGATTATCTCCAGGAAACTAAATCAGAATCTGGTTTGTATGAAGCTGCAAAAGCCTGGGGCGTTGATCCTAAAGCAGAAATGTATAAACTTCCTGCGCAAGATGTTGGACCTTACGCTGAACAAGATGCAGCGCTAACACTTCGTTTATGGAATCATTTTAAAATAGAAATTATTAAACAAGAACTAACCAGTATTTTTGATCTGGAAACAGATCTATTACCTTTAATGATTGATATGAAATGGAAAGGTGTTTGTGTTGATGTTGATCGTGCAGAAAAAATTAAAAAAAATTTAGAGCGAGACGAGAAAAAAATTATTAAACAAATAAAAGATGACACAGGTGTTAATGTTGATGTGTGGGCAGCTGTAAGCGTGGCTAAAGCATTTGATGTAATGAAAATAAAATATCAAAAAACAGAAAAATCTGGCCAGCCTAAATTTGATAAAAATTTTTTAGCAACACACCCCAGTGCTTTAGCAAAGAACATTGTTAATGCAAGAGAGATTAATAAAGCAAGAACAACATTTATTGATAGTATTCTTAAACATGAGAATAAAGGAAGAATACATGGAGAAATACATCAAATGCGTTCCGATCAAGGAGGTACGGTAACCGGTAGACTAAGTATGTCGAACCCTAATCTCCAGCAGATTCCGTCACGCAACAAGATCCTGGGACCTCTAATCCGGTCTATTTTTATTCCTGAAAAAGGTGCTGAATGGGGGTCTTTTGATTATTCGCAACAAGAACCTCGGCTCGTGGTTCACTTTGCGTCCTTAACACATGGTGGATTAATTGGAGCTGATGAGTTTGTTGATGCGTATCAAAACAATCCTGACACAGATTTTCATCAGATAGCTGCAGATATGGCTGGCATAGATCGTAAAACAGCTAAAACAATCAATTTAGGTCTTACATACGGCATGGGCAAGGGCAAGTTAGGTAGTCAGTTAGGTCTTGGTAAGGAAGACGCTGAGCAGTTATTTTTAACGTATCATAGCCGTGTTCCTTTTGTTAAACAATTAACAGAACAAGCGATGAAAACAGCAGGAGATAATGGACATGTACGAACTATTTTAGGTCGTAAGTGTCGTTTTAATACATGGGAACCTAATATGTTTCGTGTTGGCCCAACAAAATCTCTACCTCGTGATGAGGCAGAAAAAGAATATGGTCGTAATATTAAGAGGGCCTGGACATACAAAGCATTAAATAAGTTAATTCAAGGCAGTGCTGCTGACCAAACTAAAAAAGCCATGTTAGATTTATATAAAGAAGGATATATACCTCACATCCAAGTGCATGATGAATTAAATTTATCTATTACGGAAGATCAAATAAAACCTATAAAAGAAATTATGGAAAATTGTTTAGAATTAAAAGTACCGTCAAAAGTAGATGAAGCGAAAGGAGACTCATGGGGAAAAATAAAGAAATAAAAATAGATTTTGCTATGTGTCCAAACTGTGCAAAAAATGTGTTACCCGATAAGATTAAAGGCGACATTCATGCGTGTCCTGAGTGCGATGAATTATTTGAAATAGTGGATGAAGTAGAGGTTACTTTTGAAGCTGATTTTGAAGTAGAACCAACAATACATTAATGATAACTAATATTTTACTAGGATTAATACTTTTAGGTTTAATTTTTATAGGCCTTATGGTGTTTATTATTGGCCAAAGACAAGACGAAGATAGAAAATAGTTATTGACTTATCCCATCTTTTACTCTATTTGATGGGTAAAGGAGAAATAAGAATATGGAACTAAGACATGAATATGAAATGACCTTTAAACAAGGGTATCACTTAGGCTTTCGTATTGCGATGGTAAAACAAATGAGAGGACTATCTCACATTTATAGAAAGCATAACGATACAGAAATGGCTAATTTTTACTGGGGCGAAGCAAAACAATGGCTCGGCCTGGCTAGACTTGTAGGACGAAAATTTTGTCCTACAGAATCAAAACAAAACACAAAACTAGATCTTTACGGCAATATTGTTAGACAAGCATTAAAAGGATGACTTGGGTGCTAGTAATTGCTTTGTGTTTATTATTTTGGAAACCGTTGATTGCGGTAATTCTAATAATAATGGTTTTAACAAATTACATATAGGAAAAAAATGACTGATATAACTAAATATAAATCTGTTGCTGTACGCTTACCAATTTGGAATAAGCTGCAGTCTATTGCAGGTCAAGATTTTCGTTCTGTTGGTAAGGTAATTGAGTACCTTGTCGATAAAGAAGGAAAAATAAGAGAAAAGAAAAAGAAAAATGGGAGTGCAAAATGACTATTGAACCTAAGTACACAAAGGAACAAATGACGGTAGAAGAAGCTATAGAAGTGGTGTTAAATTATTGTAAAAAAAATGTGGCAGAAAAAAGCACGTTTCCTTTAGCTATTATCACGTTAGAGGACTATAAAGCATCACTCGAGCGCAAAAGATCACGGGACACGGAACTGGTTAACAGTGAACTTAAAGACAAATCTTAGAAATTAAGGTAAAATAACAAAAAAGTTGCTATGAACCCATTAAAATAGTATATAGTTCCCTATAACTGTTATACAACACAGTTGAAGGTTTGAATCCTAAAAACCCGACACCTGGGTGGTTACTCTTTACGGAATACTGCGTGGTGTGACAAACTGGAGAGACGGTTATTAAGGTGTACAAATGGAAAAAAACACTGCGTTAAATGATGATGAAATTTTAAAGACTAGAAGTCTTCTTGTTCGTATTATCGAAGAAGATAAAAAATTCATACCCAACACTAATCAAAAGTTAAGAACTATAGAAACATTTCGTCGTATTTGGGAAGCAAGAGAAAATGGTGACTCTGAAAAATTACGAAAAAATACAGTAGAAATGTTACATGATTTTACAGTTCGTGTATTGCATGAATAAAATAGAAAAAATTGTAATTGCTGTCCGCAAAGAAGGAGAAGAACATGTGCGTGTTACTTTTACGGATTTAACCGATAAAGTATATCGTAAAAAAGATTGGCAAATGCTGGTTGGAAAAGGGCGACAATTTTTATTAGAAGATAAGAATTTAGATATAGACTTTGTAAATGAACTCTCGCTTGAAAAAACCTAATCCAGTAGCTAAGAATGTTCGTACACCTAAATTTAGGCAGCGGATTATTCCAGATAAACGAGAAGAAATCAAGAGCAAAGAATCTAAAAAAGAACTTGACATTTTTAATATTGTGTCGGGTTTTGAAAAAACAAAAATATTAACAAAGGAAAAAAAATGAGTGAACAACTTATATTTAACGCTTTGGTTGCTGATTGCAATAATGACATTGCTGCGGCTCGAGCAGAACTTTCAATTTATATCCGGTCTTCTGTAGGAATCGGTGAACATCCACAACATTTAGCTGAAGCTAAAAAAATATTACAAAAACTTACCGATGGTAAAGATAGATTAAAAACATTGCAAGAAGAATTTCAAATGACACCAGCTGCTAAACCAGAAGGTAAAAATGAATCAAAAAAATGATTTACAATTCAATATTGATTTTAATGTTTATCGTCCTTTTGGTCCTAGTGTCTTGCATGCTAATCTTCCTCAAATCCTTGTTGATAATATTAACAGGGTGGCAGATGAAATACTCCAGGACGATAAATTACGTCAAAAAAAAGATTACAGTCAAAATTTGGCAGGCAATGTAAAATACGAAGTTCAGTTTCCTTTGGATAAACTACCTCCCTTCGGGGATACATTAACAAAACTTGTATCGGGTTATGTAGATAATGTTTTAACAGAAAAGGAAAGGCCTAAAGGCGATTATAATCTTGGTTATAAAGTATGGCTTGTTTCCCAATATGCAGGGGACTTTAATCCTGTTCATATTCACGATGCTAATCTTTCTGGTGTTATGTTTTTAAAATTGCCAGAAAAATATGAAGAGGAGTATAGACGAGAAGACCATCACGCAACGGTCGGTTGTTTAGAATTTTTAGGCGCTATGCCTGGTCATTTTAGCAAGCACAGTTATTTAGTTAAGCCTGAAATTGGTGATATGTATTTGTTTCCAAGTCAATTGTCTCATCAAGTGTATCCGTTTCGGTCAGAGGGGGAGAGACGTTCGCTAGCTTTTAATGTTCACTTTAGCCTGAAGCAGCAATCGGATCAGCCTGTGAAAGATGCCCGTTCGCTTGGAGCCGTTTAAACTCTTTTTCTGCTTTGCCGTAAGCGTCTGATATTTTTTCTTGGGATTGTACTATGTCAACAAGATATGCAATCTTTAATAAATCTCTTTGTCTTTGTTCGTTTAGTTCCTTGATCGTTAAACGACAAGAACAGTCGTTGTTGCATGCGCATGTTGTCATATTCTCTCCTTATATTTTTAGTGTGGAACTTTCCACAATACACGAAACACGGACATGGGATCAAGTATTATCTTTGATCCAATCAGATAATTCTGAGCGACATAGTAGCTCAGTCATAAAATTGCCAAAAGAATTAACTACTGTCTCTTCTTCTTTGTCTTTTAGATTGTATTGATAGAAACCCACGTGCAACATTTCATGTATCACAACGTTCACGGCGTCAGGACCACCATATTCAATTATGCTTTTGTCAAAATATGCTTTGTAAGGGACTTTAAATACTGAGGCACCCTGGGCTTCAGAAACTTCATAGGCTAGATCGTGCTCAATAAGGATAAATTCACAGGTGAAGGGACCCAGGGTTACCTTCTTTGGGAGTTGAATATTCATTCTAGCCTTAACCATTATCTTATTATTGGGATAATAAACAAAAATAAGGGATTACACAATACTATAGTTGTGTAGAAAATAATTATATTTATAAAAAACTAAAAATATACAATATTAGAGGTAACAAGGTAACAAACACTATAAGTAATTGAAATATATAAGTTATTACTGTTACCTACTTGTTACTTCATTAAAATACTACAAGTAACAAAAGTAACATAAGAAGGCCTTTGACAAAAAATATTTGTTATTATAAATATATAATTTGAATATATACAACTATAGGAAAAAATAAATGTCTAAAAAAATACCCGAGGGTTATCATAAAACAAAAGATGGCAGAATAGCCAAAAAAGGTTTATACTATAATATAAACCAAGCTAAAAAATCTGGAACAAGTAAACCAGGCAAAGGTTCTGTTACAGATAAAGCTTTGGCTAAATCTGCAAAAACTGCTAAACCTAGACCTAGGAAAAAAACAACATGAAAGGCGTAAAACACTACACATCAGACGGTACAGTTTGGACTGGTGTCATGCATAAAATGAAAGATGGAACATTGCACACAGGTAAAACACACACTAAAAATTCTAAAAATCTTTTTCATTATAGTGATGTAAAAAAGAAAATATTGAAGTTAAAGAAAAATGAAAAAAGAACATAAAAGTAAAACTGGTGGATTAACAGAAGCGGGTAGAAAACATTTTAAAAGAACAGAAGGTGCTAATTTAAAACCTCCTGTGGCTAAAGGTAAAAATCCTAGACGAGTTTCTTTTGCAGCAAGATTTGCTGGAATGAAAGGACCTATGACAAAACCAGATGGTAAACCAACAAGAAAAGCATTAGCTTTAAAAAAATGGGGATTTGGAAGTGTTGAAGCAGCAAGAAACTTTGCAAAAAACAACAAAAAAACTTAGACGACTGACTCCTAAACAATATAAATTTGTTTTATTAATTGTTACTAAAGGAGATAAGTTTAGTCCAGCAGATTTAGCAATTGAATCTGGTTATTCAGAAAAATCAGCTCCACAAATGGCAGCTAATTTACAAAACCCTAAAATATTTCCACAAGTTGTTGCAGAAATACAACGCATGCGTGATGAATATAATGAAAAGTTTAAAGTTACATATTCTAGGCATATAAAAAGATTAGATGTTTTGTCTCATAAAGCAGAAGATGCTGGTAATTGGAATGCGGCAGTTGCAGCAGAAAAATCCAGGGGCCAGGCAGCAGGATTGTATATTGACAGAAAAGAAATATTAACAGGATCTATAGATCAAATGTCAAAAGCCGAAGTTGAATCAAAATTAAAAGAAATAGAAAAACAATTTTCAATAAATACGGATTTTATTGAGGTAAAAGAGGCAGATTTAGAGATTGACAATAAAGATAAATAGTATAATTATGGGATAATAATTAACAGGAGAAAGTAGAATGAATATATTTTTTTTAGATAAAAATCCTTATGTTGCAGCTCATAAGCAATGTGATAAACATGTTGTTAAAATGGTTTTAGAGACAGCACAAATGTTATCTACAGCTGCAAGAAGACATGAAAAAGATTTAGGATATAAATCAGCTTACCCTAACCATCCTATGACTTTATGGGTTGGTGATAATTTACATAATTATGTTTGGGCTGTTGAACATGGTAAAGCTCTTGCAAAAGAATACACTTTACGATTTGGTAAAGTACATAAATCAGAATCAATAATAAATGAGTTAGATGTTTTTTGGGGTGAACCAACACAAATGACTACACCACCTTTATGTATGCCTGATGAATTTAAACAAGATGATTTTGTAAAAGCATACAAAGAATATTATAAAGCTAAATTATTGTCCTGGAAAATTCCTCCTCGTTGGCGTTTAGATGAACCAACTGCTGTCACAATGGCTTATAATGGTATTTAAACATTTAGATTTATTTAGTGGTATTGGTGGTTTCAGTTTAGGACTTGAAGCTACTGGTGGTTTTGAAACTGTAGCATTTTGTGATGTAGAAGAGTTTCCAAGAAAAGTGCTGCAAAAGCATTGGCCTGATGTTAAACAATATAAAGATATAAAGGAATTGACTTATGACAAACTCAAAGCAGATGGAATTGATACCATCGACATTATTACAGGAGGATACCCTTGCCAACCTTTCTCCGTCGCAGGTAGAAAAAAAGGTGAAGAAGATCCGAGACACCTCTGGCCAGAGTATTTTAGACTTGTCAA